AATGTCAACCTATTCGATACCTAATTCATACTTAATTTCTTGTAATCTAATGGGAGTGTAATCAATTCTCTCTACTCCAACATTAAAGTATTGCCCTTCAATAACTTTACTATGAAGATGACCATGAATATTTATATAAGGCATATTCTCGTTCATATAAAGAGGTTCATGAGACAGCATGTAGAATTCATTATAGATAATTGGAAATTCAATCACTCTATTAAACCCTACATCTTTCCACCAAGTGATGGTTCTACCTTTATCATGATTGCCAAGAATAAGAATTTTAAATCCATTCAATTGTTCAATAATTTCTTTTGTTTTTTCTCTGCCGTAAATTGATACATCTCCAAGTACGAACACTTTATCATTTTTCCCAACTACACTATTCCATTTTTCAATCATGTGAGAATCCATTTCATCTACTGATTTAAAAGGACGAGTTTCATATTTGATGATATTTTTGTGTCCAAAATGATGGTCTGCAATGAAAAATGTTTTCATAGTATAGCCTCCTTGTATTCTTATTGGTATGGGTGGCTGGACTTAAACCAGCAGTTTAGAAAACTGCCGCTCTATTCAACTGAACTACACCCGCATATTAGATGCACCCTATCGGACTTGAACCGATATCCCCAACTGACTAACCAGCTAGATTTTATCCTATTAAACTAAGGGTGCATGGTGTGCCCGGCGGGATTTGAACCCAAAGCGACTTCCTGTTTATGAGACAGGTGCTCTAACCAGACTGAACTACGGACACATATTTTCACATTCTTTTTCAAAGGACTTTCTAATATTGACTTGTTGCTTTAAAGTCAAAGCCATTTTAATTATTTGCTCAAAACCTTTTAATTCGGTATTGGATAGTTGCTTTTGAAAGTTTTTAGCATTTTTCATTTGAGAACACCTCTTTAGATATTGGCAGGGGTGCGGGGAATCGAACCCAACGAGTTGAAGTTTTGGAGACTTCCGTGTTACCATTACACTACACCCCTAAAGAATTTTTAAATCTTTTATGAACTTTAAAGTCTCCGGTATGTTTTCAAAATCAAGTATTCCCAAATTTACACATGTTAAGGTATTTTCTTTCAATTCTGTAAAACCTGCATCACGAATGGCAATATGTCCATCTTTTTCTAACTTCTCCAAGGTTTCACTATCACATTTTAAAATAATCTTTTTTTGGTAGTTATTCATATATTTTTCAATTAAATTTCTATGTTTATCTATGTTGATGTAATTGTAAGTTTGAACTGCATGACCTACCTGACCTACTAACTTTCCTTTTGAAATCTTGATATCACTATTTACAAGAATATACATTCTTAAGTCCATCATTTATTCCCCTTATTTTTTTCTGGTGTTTGCACAAGGATTCGAACCCTGATTTCAACATCCGTAGTATTGTGTGTTGTCCAGCTTGTAAAACAAGCACTCTCCCAGTTGAGTTATACCCTTATAATTGGAGCGTCATGGGGGATTTGAACCCCCGCTCTCGGGATTTGCAATCCCGTGCCTTCCCACTTGGCTAATGACGCATGGAGGAGAGCACCCGTCCTGCCCGGGACTGTTTGACCAGCTCAATGGTTAGCAACCATGACCTATCCTTGATAAGTTTACTCTCCGCATTTCTAGCATAATGGTTTTTAAAAACCTCAAAGGATATATGCCAGACCCTTATAGTGAAACATTTTTTAAATTGCCTTCACTATCGACAATCTCCAAAGATAAGGATTTGCACCTTATATGAATTGAATTTTTAGGCACGGTAATACTTCAAGTGTATACCCTTGTCAATTCACCGTCAAGCGTCTACCTATTCCGCCACTTTGGAAAGAGCAAATTTTTACATACGACTGTTTTTAATTTGCTTGACCTTTCGGTCTTTATTGGTAGTTCTAGTCTACTATTGTATATCAGAAATTGAATATTTCCATCTAAATCCTCCAAAAGTCTTTCTTTTACCTCTACAAACTAAACTAATTTTACCACTAGCTGATTTTACATCAGAAATATTGGAATAATTATTTTCAATTAAAAAGCGAGCAGCTTCTCTTTGAGAATAAAAAGTTTGAATTATTTCTTCAGTGTCTTTAGACAGCATGCAGACTTCTTTAGAGTTTCTTTTTTTATTTACTTCGGAGCTTGATATAATTACAATATCATTTGCTATTAATAATTTTCTAACTGAATCAAAATGACAATTATTAATTCTTGCTACTTCTGTGATGCTTTTGTGTTCATTGTAATCTTTAATAATTTTATCATAGTCTAAATATTTTTTTCCATCTCCACCCACTGTAGCATTATAACCATTACTAAAAGATTTTAACTTTTTTATCCAATAAATTTCTCTTTCTATACTATCATTTGTTTTTACTTTTTCTAATACTTCAATTTTAAAATTATCTGTTCCATATTTTCTCATTGCTGAATATAAAGGTCTTTTCTCTTTTGTAATTCTAATAGAGTCTGCTTTATGTTCTTTAAATCTTTTTTCAACAGAAAACTCTGTTTTCCCCACATAAATCTTTCCATTTAATTTATTTGTAATTTTATAAATGTATGCCAAAATTAATCAGCTCCTTTTTATTTTTTCTAACTATCAGTATTAACCAGTCTCAACCACGTGGAGGTTGTTAGAACTGAGACCGGATGGATGGTGAGATTCGAACTCGACACCAAAGGATTCACAGTCTTGTATGCTACCTTTACACCACATCCACCATAGTTGGAGAGTTTAAAACCACTCTTGTGCGGAAACTTCTCTCCGTGTCCTACTTGGGACAACAGTTTTTTAAGCTGAACAGCTCCTGGGGTATCCCCCAAATTTGAAAGGAAAAAACCATGTCGCAATCATGGAAAATCCTTCTCTATATTTTTTTAAGGTGTATTGTAATGGATGGTACGGGCTAGAAGAGTTGAACTCCTATTATGGGATTAGAAGTCCCAGGTTCTATCCATTGAACTAAGCCCGTATATTGGTGGAGCCGGGAGGTTACGATCCCCCGACCTGCCGGGTCTAAGCCGTTTGCCTCTACCAATTGGGCTACGGAACCATATTGGGATGGATAAACAGGTTCGAACTGATACTTCCAGACCCACAATCTGGCGTGCTACCATTACACCATATCCACCATATTAAATTGGAGCAAGTGGAGGTAGTTGAAACCTCATTTTCTGGTTGGAAGCCAGATGTAATAGCCATTATACTACACTTGCATTTTTTTACTGGCAGGGAAGACAGGAGTCGAACCTGTATATACGAGTTCAAAGCCCGCTGCATTACCATTACGCTACTTCCCTATAATTATCCAATGAGAGTGAGGATTTGCACCTCACAATACAGCCACGTATCCCAACTCACTAACAACATGAGCCCACCCAACACATACGCCTTTACGCTGATACTGCCCATCTAGCCGCGTCTACCTATTCCGCCACCTCATTAAAAAATAGTCTGAATCAAGTAGCTACGTATCCCAACTCACCGACATGTGAGCCCACCCAACACATACGCATTTACACTACTACTGCCCATCTAGCTTTTATTTCCAGACTATTAAATTGGTCTCAGCGGAGGGAATCGAACCCTCAATCCTCTAGGGCATTGGATTTTAAGTCCAACGTGTATCGCCATTTCCACCACACTGAGAAATTTTCTTGGAGGTAGTAGTCGGATTTGAACCGACAACCTGAGCTTTACAAGAGCCCCGCTCTACCAATTGGAGCTATACTACCTTGGTATTGGCTGATGGAGTTGCACCACCCGAGTTGTTAAACAAGAGATTTACAATCTCCCCCGCTCCCACTTACGGTATAAGCCAGCATGTTTATAAATCATAAAAATTTTGTCCTGTTGGTTTTGAGATATTGATTAGATTTTTCTCATAACTTTCAGATTCTTCTTTTGTGAAATCTCTCATTCCAGAACTTTTATTATTAAAAAAGGTATCCCAAGTCCCCATTGAAATAAATACATAATCTACACAATGATTTTCTTCAAAATAAGTAATTTCTACTTCTTGTGTGTCAAAAAAGCGAACATTAAAACCAGTTCCGCCATTGTCTAATAAGTCTAATTCTTTGATTAGTTTCATATTTATTCTCCTTTTTATTGGCGGCCCGTGAGGTATTCGAAACCTCTTCTTTCGGTCGACAGCCGAATATAATAGCCATTATACTAACGAGCCATATTGGTAGTGGAGGGAGGAATTGAACCTGCCGACCGCTCGCGTATCAGACGAATACTCTACCGCTGAGTTACTCCACTATATTGGTGGAACAGTCTCAGACTCGAACTGAGGACCCCGGTACTTCACACCGGTGCTTTGCCTGTTAAGCTAACGTTCCATGGTACAAAGTGTCGGATTCGAACCGCGACTCCAGTTCCCAAAACTGGCGTGTTACCATTAGCACTACACTCTGTGTGGTCACCCCAGGGAGAATCGAACTCAACCATTGTCGCTGTGAAAGAGCGATGTCCTAGCCATTAGACGATGGGGCGATATTTATTTTTCCTTATAATATATTATATCATAATTTTAAAGAAAAGTCAAGCTATCAATTAAAAATTATAAAATATTTTTCCAAATAAACTTATAAGCTGTCTTTCTACTTTCTACTCCCCTACAAACTCTGGAAATATTTGTTACAATATGCTTTTTTTCACTTTTTGTGTAATTATTTTCAATTAACCACCTAGCTGCATCACTGTAACCATTAAAGCTTCTTAAATACTCTCCCGTTAAAGAATATTGATTTACCCCTATATTTTGTTTAGCTCTTTTTTTGTTTTTTACATTTCCACCAGGAGTAATTTCAATTCCATTAGATTTAAGTCTAACTGATATTGTATCAGTATCACACTTAAAATAATCTGCGACTTGTCTTATAGATAATAATTCTAAATATTTATCAACTACTTCTTTATCAGAATAATTAAAATAACTTTTTCCATCTCCTCCCAAAGTAGCATTATAGCCTTTGGAGCCATAAGTGCCTCTCTGCTTGATAAAAAATTTTTCTTTTTCATTTAATTCTTCTTCATCAAAAATACCCAGTAATGATATTGTAAAATTTTCAACTCCATATTTTTTCATAGCCGAATATAAAGGTCGATTTTCATAGCTTGTTCTTTTGCTATCTCTTTTATGTTGATTAAATCTTTGATGTAATTCATGAAAGGTTTTTCCAATATATTCTTTCTCATTAATTGAGTTTTTAATAATATAAATTTTCCCTTTCATGTTAACACTTCCTCTTAATTTATTGGCTGTCGGGGCGGGATTTGAACCCGCGACTCTCGTCTTAACAGGACGCAACTCTAACCAAACTGAGTTACCCGACAATATTTTTTACACCGCCGGAGATAAGGGATTCGAACCCTTTGCTTAGACATAAGTAGAAGCTGCCCCAGACATATCTCCGATATTTTTTAAAGCTATATAAATATTATACCACAATTTTTAAACTTTGTCAAGTAAAATTTTCAGAAAGTTGGAATAAATTCACTAAAAATATTCCAACTTTCTCAGCAAGCGTCCAACTTACTGTTTGAATGGCTAATCATACCATTCGGAGGTACTTCGCAACTATGAAAAATACATCAGCTAGTTTAATGTCATTTCGGACAATTCATTAATTTGTTAGTTCTTTTTCTAATTGTTTTGTAATTTCACTAGATGATTCTAAGAAAATAACATCAATTGCATTCCAATCTATAGAATATTCTCCCTCAACCCTTCTTAGAAAATCTGTTGCTGATTCACAAAAATTATATAGTTCCTTGTCTGATATGAAATTATTGTCTGCTAATTCACTTCTAATATAGGACAACGCATCAATGAAATCATATTGGCTGAATAGCAAGAGTTCAACACTTTTGTGAACCTGTATACAACTAACAATCTCTTCTATCAACCCAATCCCTTCTTCTAGTATCTCCAAAGCTATTTCTTCATTTGAGTAGTAAACGCGGTCTAAATGCCAACCTCGAACTCTTTTTATTTCAAAAGTATCTTTTTCACTCATAAAATCAACTCCTTTTTTACTATATAATAATTATACCACTATTTCAAAGAGAAGTCAAGCTAATGAATAGGAATATTTTCATCAATTTGGATAATCTCTTCCGCTATGTCAATATTTTTCACTATAATAGTATTTCCAATTAAATCATCAATAGTAAGAATTTCTCTACAGATTTGCACTAATTCGTCCCATTCAAACTTTTCTTGCTTGATTGACTCATCCAAATCCTTTAAGGAACAAGCTATTTCTCCAAAAGTGTAAATCATTTCATTTACAATTACTATGTCTTCTACTCCTCCAAAATAAGCATAAAAGTCTTTTTCAATTCCTTCTATTAATGATTCACCCAGTTTATTTAAGCTAACTGCTTTGTCATCAATAAAAATAATTTTCTTCATTTCTACCCTTCTCCCCATTTAAACTCCTCCTTTTTTATTATATAATAATTATACCACTATTTCTGCTAAAAATCAAACTATGTACACGGAAGGCTGATTAAGTGGATTCCATCAGCAGGAGGGCTCTCAACTGGCGCAGCCCACACACCACTTAACTTCCGCGTCGTCCATCCTCCCCACCAAGGCCATGGACTAACAACTAGAGAAAGGTTGCGAACCTTTTCTCAACTCTAGCCATCTTCCCACAAAAAAGGTAAGACCCCTTCGGCTACCTAGGCCCTCGAAAGTGTGAGAAATAATCGCACACTTTAATCGATCAACCTTATATAATAATTATACCACATTTTTCACAGAAAGTCAACCTGTTTCCTCAATATAAATACTAAACTCACTGCAAGGTTTTCTTTCAGCTTTCCCCTACACAGATTTTTGGTAAACCCTACCCTTATCAGAGTCTTTTCTAAACTGATATCTGTCCAGAATAGAACGTCACTCCAACCTCAGTACTTGCCTGATGGTTATGCGGTCTACAATGACCATTTAGCAGTGAGTTTAGTCTATATAATAATTATACCACTATTTCAAGCAAAAGTCAAGTTAATTATTTAATTTTAATAATTTTATTATATAACATTGTATACTTATCTGTGCTTTGATCTAGATGATAATGTCCGAAGTACCAATGTTTAAAAGTGGTTTCTTCTAAAATTAAATTCAAAAATTTATTTAAAGAATTATCATACTCTTTAAAATATCTCATATGATTCTCCACAATAATATCTGGAGCAGAGTGAGTTATAATATAATCTACTTCCCAATTATGTTTTCCAAGATTGTCTAATGCAAAATCCATTTCTCTGTAACTTGGAACCTCTCTTCTCCACCAACTAATGTTTTCAATTCTATTGTCTTTATCGATAGAGGTTGCTCCGCCCATTACAAAAATTTTCTTTCCATTAATTGTGTAGATGTTTCCTCTTTTTAAATGTAAAATAGAGTCAGATACTATTCCGACTTTGCCGCCGTTCCATTCTTTGGTAGATAGATTATCAAGCATATCAAAGTTCTCATGATTTCCATCAACGAATAAAGTTGTGAATTTCTGTTTTTCTAGCCATTTTCTTGCATTTTTCTCTTTATTTCCATTGTTCCAAAGCAAACCAAAATCTCCAGCTACAATTACATAATCATCTTTATCTAAAAAATCTTTTATTGGAAAATTTTCAATTTTAAATCTATCTGGTGCTCTACCATGAACATCTCCTGTCACATAAATTTTCCCTGCCATTTCCATCACATTCCCTTCTTTTTATAACTTTATCTTTATCTTTGCTTTCTTCTAATAAAACAGCAATTATAACACAAGCAAAAAACAATAATATAAACAATACTATAGCGATAAGAGCATAAACATTAATACTAATCATATTGCATACACCTCACTAATTTTCTTCTAACTTCTTCTTTTACTAATGTTTCTAATTTAAAAAATACTTCTTTATTAAATTCTTTCTTTTTCATTTCTTCAGCATAAGTTTCATGATGAGCCAGCTTATTATCTAGCATTTTAACAGCTTCTTCGTATGAATATTTCCCATTTTTCATTTCCAACATTTTTACTCTTTCTTTGTCTGAATATCTCAACGCATACTCAAAATCTTCAAAGTTTGTTTTATAAAATCTATCAAACAAATCTAATACTCTGTAAGCATGAAGAAAGTCTTTCGTGTCATATCCATACTTTTCCACTAAGTGCCTTGTTCCTTCGGTTGTTTTTAACATTGAACTTCGTTTTTGAAAATGCATTCCTTTTGTAGAATTAAATAGATAAGGCAGGTTCATAGTGACCAACTCATCCCTCATAGCAAACAAGTGAACTGTAAGATATCTATTAGCAGGGCCTTTCTTATAGTCCATAGAAAATAAAGTTTCTAAAAAATTAACGTTTGCTTTTCTTAATAAATCTGGTAATTTTCTTAAATCATGAACGTCATAATCTTCGAACTCTCCTACTGATTGATGTGAGTACATTTTTCCATTATACAAATCATCAAAAGTAGGATAAACAAAAACTTTATAATCTTTATCAGATGTTTCATCATTTAAGTTGTAATTATGACTACCTACTAAAGATTGAAATGCTACTTTTCTGTTTAAGTTCATTTAAATCATCTCCTTTTTTATTTTTCTTATATAATAATTATATCATTATTTTCGATAAAAGTCAATTAAAAGGATTTGAGTCTGAGAATTGACTGAAAATTCTCCGTGTTTGAACGTCAGTTATACATCATAGTGTATAGAAATAGTGCATATCTTTTAGTCCCTATTTTTTCCATATTTTACAAGAGGATGTAGAAAGAGCTGGTTAGGTATCTAATTGAATGACCTTACTTATCAAAAACACCTGTACATAGATTTTCTATAGTCGAGCGTTTTAGTTGACTTTTATCTTAATTAGTGATATAATTATTATATAATAAACAATAAATAAATAAATAAAAAGGAGATGGTCAAATGAACAAAAGAAAAATTTTAGTTTTAACCCTTGCACTTGTATTAATGTCAACACTTTTTACAACGGGGTGCAATTCAAAAGAAGGAGTGGAAAAACTGGATATTGATTCACTAGTAATAGACATAGGAGAAAATATTTATAATGAAATTGTTTTTATTGAAGAAGCAAGAACAGATAACTCTATCATTTCCTTTGATGAAGTTGGAGAAATCTTAGATGGGAGTCTTTTAGCAATTGATTCTATTGGAGAACTAGAAAAAAGAGTCGAAACAGAAGACGAAAAAGAATTTTTAGATAAACTTTATAATGCTTATTTTGCTGGACTAGAATTGACTAAAGCAAATTTAAATTCTACCATGGAACAAATAGAATTAAAAAATCTTGTTTTTGAAAGAGAACTTGAAGAATTAGAAAAGTATGATTC